AAAAGCTCACCTAATGAGCTTGACTATGACCAACAGTTTATTGATGCCGCTGATCTAGGATTTTGCGAGTTATTTCACTTTACCTGTGCTGCCTTGCGTACTTGTGACGCTTGGAAATCAGGTGGTTCTATAAAGAAAGATTAATCATGGGAAATACTGCCGCTGAATTCGTTGGAATGTTGTTCTTGGCAAGGGAAATTGCCCACAGGATTCATCTAAAAACATCATCATTTGCAGAACATAAGACTCTCAACGAGTTTTATGAGGGAATTATTCCTTTGGCAGATGACTTTACCCAACAATATCAAGGGAAATTTGATCTTAGATTAGATATTCCCTATGTAAATAACAAATACAAAGGCACGATTTCTCAAGTTTTGCGCCAGCAAATGGATTGGATTGAGGCAAACCGCCAACAAATTGTTCCTCGCACTGAGACAGCACTACATAACGTCATTGATGAAGTTGTGGGTCTGTATCAAAACACCTTGTATCAACTGACCTTAAAGTAAGGGAAAACCATGAGTACGTTCCAATTAGACCCCAATCAAGTAGCCTATGGTGTTGCTAGTAATGGCACAAGTCAGGTGGCTACAGTTACTACCAGTAGCGTTCAAATGACTGCTTTTGGTGCAAATACAACAATGATTCGCATTGCTTGTTCTCAAGGCCATTGCCACTATGCAATTGGCACAAGTCCAACGGCAAGCGTTACAACATCAGCCATGATACCCCCCAATTGTGTTGAAATTGTGCGAGTAAATCCTGCCCAAAAGATTGCGTTTATCAAGGATGCAACAATTACAACTTCTACAGTTTCTGTAACGGAGTTGGTATGAAAACTAAAGCACAAAAGAAAATTAGCAAAGTTATGACCGAGTATGGCGCAGGAAAACTGCATTCAGGCTCTAAAAAAGGCAAGGTTGTTACTTCACAAAAACAAGCAGTTGCCATTGCTTTGTCTGAGGCTGGTATGTCTAAACCTAAAAGGAAAATGAAATGAAAGCTGGTTTGTATTCAAACATCAATGCTAAACAGGCTCGTATCAAGGCGGGTTCTGGTGAAAAGATGAACAAGGTTGGATCTAAAGCTGCACCTACTGCTGCTGACTTCAAACAAGCTGCAAAGACCGCAAAGAAGCCTAAAAAGAAAACAATGATGGGATATTGATGAAAACTCCTACTTGGCAAACAAAGGCTGGTCAAAATCCCAAAGGGGGGTTGAATGCCAAGGGGAGATCATCTTATAATGCAGAAACTGGTGGTAATTTGAAGCCGCCAGTAAAGTCTGGAGATAATCCCAGACGAGCTTCTTTTCTCGCCAGAATGGGCAACATGGATGGCGCAGAGTATAAGGATGGCAAACCCACAAGGTTGCTACTTTCTCTGCAAGCATGGGGTGCTTCATCTAAGGCAGACGCAAAGGCAAAAGCTAAAGCGATTTCGTCAAGAAATAAAGGAAAGAAGTAATCTATGGCTTTACCTACATACCTATCACTTGTCAACGATGTATTGGTTCGTTTGCGTGAGCCTACTGTTTCTACTGTTACTCAAACCTCATATTCATCATTGATTGGCAAATTCATCAATGACACTAAACGTCAAGTAGCTGATGCTTATGATTGGGATGCTTTTAATCAAGCAATTACTGTTACTACTGTTAGTGGTCAGGTTGGAGAATATTCTTTAACTGGTGCTGGTGTTCGTTTTAAAACAATGGATGTTATTAACACAACACGTTACTATCAGTTGACTCCTTTGTCTCATGTAGATCATGATGTTTTTTATTACACAGTTCCTAGTCCAATTCTGAATCTTCCAATGTATTACACAGTTCAAGGTGTAGATACCAATGGAGACTTGAAAGTCAAATTCTGGCCTGTTCCTGATGGTATATATAGCATCAGATTCAGTTTGATCGTGCCAGAAAACGATATGTCTAGCGATTCAGATACAACCTTGTTAGCAAAAGAGCCAATCATTCTTGGTGCTTATGCTAGGGCATTGGTTGAACGTGGTGAAGATGGTGGTTTAAATAGTTCTGAGGCGTATGCACTGTTCAAGGCATCTATGTCTGACTTGATTGCTTTAGAGTTGGCTCGTTCCCCTGAAAACGATTCGTTTGAGGCTGTTTAATGGCAGAAGCAATCACAGTCTCAAGCATTTCAGCCCCAGGATTTTATGGGTTGAATACGCAAGATTCTCCGCTTGATTTGCAAAGTGGATTTGCTTTGGTTGCGACTAACTGCATCATTGACCAATATGGTCGTATTGGATGTAGAAAAGGTTGGACAAAGGTAAATTCTGCTACTGGTAATCTTGGTTCAAATGATGCCACTGTTATTCATGAGTTAGTGCAAGCAGATGGCACTCTGACTGTTCTATTTGCTGGTAATTTAAAGTTATTCAAACTTGATGGCTCTAATGCTGTTTCTGAGTTGACGTATGGGGGTGGTGGTTCTGCACCTACTATTACTGCTAACAACTGGCAATGTGCATCTCTTAACAGCATTACATATTTCTTTCAATCAGGGCATGAGCCTTTGATATTTGATCCTGCTGTCTCTACAACAACGTATAGGCGTGTTTCAGAGAAAACTGGCTATGTGGCTACTGTCCCATCAGCCAACAATGTTATCTCTGCTTATGGTCGTTTATGGGCTGCTACAACCACTACAAACAATGCCACTATCTATTTCAGCGACTTGATCTCTGGTCATGTATGGGCAACTGGTACTGCTGGTAGTTTGAACGTCAATAATGTTTGGCCTAATGGTGCTGATGAGATTACTGGTTTAGCGGCACACAATGGATTCTTGTTTATTTTTGGTAAACGTCAGATTTTGATTTATTCTGGTGCAACTGCACCATCAACCATGACACTTAGCGACACTGTTGAGGGTATTGGTTGCATTGCTAGGGATAGTATTCAAACAACAAGCACAGACGTTATCTTCTTGTCAAACAGTGGTATCAGATCATTGATGAGAACAATTCAAGAAAAGTCAGCACCAGAACGTGACTTATCTAAGAATGTTCGTAATGACTTAATGACAATCATGTTTGGAGAAAACTTAGCAAGTGTTAAGTCTGTTTATTCAGAATCAAATGCTTTTTATTTGATTACTACACCATCTGTTAAAAAGTTATATTGTTTTGATACAAAGGCAACATTGCAAGATGGTTCATTTAGAGCAACTACTTGGGATTCAATTTTGCCTAGTTCGTTTTGTTCTAGACGTAATGGAGACTTGTTGATTGGTAAAACTGGATATATTGGTAAGTATGGTGGATATTTAGACGATACATCAACATATCAATTTGCATATTACACAAACCATGCTGACCTTGGTAATCCATCACAAACATCAATTGTTAAACGTATAACTGCTATTGTTATTGGTGGTAGCAATCAATATCTCAGTATTAAATGGGGATATGATTTTCTAACAAACTACCAATCTCAAACAATTCTTATTCCACTTCAGGGTGTATCTGAGTATGGAGTTGCTGAATATGGTGCAAATGCGACTGTAATTGCCAATTATTCTTTGGGTGTTGCATTGCAAAGTTTAGTTGCAAATGCATCAGGTTCTGGGAAAATCGTTCAAACAGGTTATGAAACTATCGTTAATGGCACACAATTATCAATTCAAAAAATTGAGATTCAAGCCAAAGAGGGAAGATTGGCTTAAAGGAATAACATGAGTAATTACACAAAATCAACTAACTTTGCGACTAAAGACACACTTACTTCTGGTGATCCTTTAAAGATTGTCAAAGGTACTGAAATCAATACTGAGTTTGACAATATCTCTACGGCTATTGCAACTAAATCAGATACAGCATCTCCTACCTTTACAGGTACAGTGACAATTCCAACCCTGTCAGTTTCTGGAACTGCTGCTATTACTGGAGTTGCAACCCTTACAGCCAATCCTGTGCTGTCTGCTGGCACTGCAAATGGCGTGACGTATCTGAATGGTAGTAAGTCTTTTACTTCTGGTTCAACTTTTGTGTTTGATGGCACTAATGTTGGGATTGGTACTGCTTCGCCAAGCTACAAATTAGAAGTAAAAGGCTCATCTGCAACTGCTGGGCAATTAAGCATTCGCGATGGCACAGGAGATACAACTGTTTCTGGCAACAATGCGGCATCATTGTTGTTTCAAGCAAGAGATACAAGCATCAGGACTATTGCTGAAATTGATGCTCAAAATACAGCCACCAATGGTACTGGTGGTGCAATGATTTTTCAAACTCGTGTTAGTGATGTACTAGCAGAGCGTATGCGTATCGACTCCAGCGGTAACGTATTAATAAATACAACTACTGCACAAACTGGTGCAAAACTGGCAGTCACAGGCGGTATTCAAGGAACAATTACCTCTGGTACTGCTGTAACATCTACCAGTGGTACAAGCATTGACTTCACCAGCATTCCATCTTGGGTGAAACGGCTGACTGTTTTGTTTAATGGCGTATCAACTAACGGTACATCAAATTTTTTAATTCAAATTGGATCTGGCTCTATTCAAACAACGGGTTATGTTTCAGGTTCTGAAATTGGTACAACTACTGCCATCTCTACAGTTGGCATGATATTGCTGACTGGATCTACTACGCTTGCTTGGTCTGGAATTTTTACGTTTGCATCTTTTGGATCAAATACATGGATATCTGGGCATAGTACCGCACGATCTTCTGATGGTGGGTCAAATACAGGTGGGGGAACAGTTACACTTTCTGGTGCTCTCGACCGCGTCCGCATCACCACCGTGAACGGCACTGACACTTTTGACGCTGGTTCAATCAACATAATGTACGAGGGCTAATCCATGACACACAGAATCGTAGTAAATGTAGAAACAGGTGAAGTCACTCAAGTTGAGTACACCGCTGAAGAACAAGCGGCACATGATGAGGCAGTGGCACAACAACAGCAAGAACAACAGAACAATGAACACTCCTGAGATCATTCACCACTTTTCTGATGGTTTGTATGCCAAGGAATCGGTATTCCCTGCTGGAATGTCGATCCTAAAGCATACCCATAATTTCAGCCATTTGTCTATATTGGCTAAAGGTAAAGTGGTGGTGTTAAAAGGTGATGAGTTAGAGATTATTGAAGCTCCTGCTTGTATTGAGATTAAGGCTGGTTTGACTCATGGAGTTAAAGCAATAACAGATTGTGTTTGGTTTTGTATTCATGCCACTGACGAAAAAGATGCGTCTAAGGTGGATGATATTTTGATTAAAGGGGAATAATATGCCTTGGATTGGTGCAGTTATTGGTGGAGGATTAGGTCTTCTTGGCAGTTCAATGCAATCAGACGCTACTCAAAGTGCGGCTAACACTTCTGCCGATGCTCAACGTGAAGCGGCGAGAATTGCAGCAGAGGCGGCTAGATTTCGTCCTGTTGGCGTAACAAGTCGTTATGGCACTTCCAACTTCCAGTTTGATCCTAGTGGTTATCTGTCTGGTGCTGGATACACTGTCAGTCCTGAATTGCAAGCCTATCAGAACCGATTACAGGGTCTTACGGGTCGTGCTTTAACTCAAGCTGAGATGGCGCAACAGCAATATGCACCACTTCAGCAAGCGGCTGGTGGATTGTTTGGATTAGGTCAACAATACCTTGCACAGAGTCCTCAACAAGTTGCTGCTCAATATATGCAACAACAACAGGATTTGCTTGCCCCTAGTCGTGAAAGACAGATGGCATTGTTGCAAAACCAGTTGTATCAGCAAGGTCGTGGTGGATTGTCTGTAGGTGCTACAGGTGCTAGACCAAGTGGTGCTGCTGGATTGGGTGCAACTACTCCTGAGTTAGAGGCTTACTACAACGCATTGGCACAACAAGATGCTCAGTTAGCGGCACAGTCTCAACAGGCTGGTCAACAGAACGTAGCATTTGGCACAGGATTG